CTCTGCGACCTTCAACGGCGCGTCTGCTCAAACCTTCACTGTCACGTCCAACGCTACAAGTGCCAACACGGCAAGCACCATCGTAGCCCGTGATGCTTCTGGCAACTTTAGTGCAGGCACGATCACTGCCACGTTGAGCGGTACGGCCACTACCGGCACCAACTGGGGCTCCTACGGCGCGGTTCCTGCTGCGGGCACGAGTTTTGGCAATGCCAACACAATTGGCCGGTCAGATGCCAACGGCTACACCTATTTTTTCTACATCAACAGCAACACCAACAACAACGAGAACCCGTCCGTATCCCAGGTAATCGTCACCAACGGCGGCGATAACTTCTACCGCAAGGCCAGCATTGCGCACCTGACCTCTAGCCTGTCGGGGACTGCGCCGATCAACATCAGCGGTAACGCTGCGACGGCAACGACTGCTGACCAAATTGATTCTTGGCCGTTTAGAAATACTGGCAGTAATGCCGGCGTCAACGCCGATACGCTTGACAGCAACGGCATTACTTATTACACCGCCGGGGTACCCAATTTCACGGGTAACGCAACAGATGGTGCGCTTTACTCTCAAGCGTACAGCAGTAGTTGGCAACATCAGATTGCTGCTGACTATAGGTCTGGGCAGATTGCGCTTCGCGGAAAAAACAGCGGTACTTGGCAGTCATGGCGCACCGTCCTCGATAGCGGTAACTACACCTCCTACGCCCCTTCGCTGACGGGCAGCGGTGCTTCGGGTACTTGGGGTATCAGCATCACCGGCAACGCCGGTAACACCTCAAGTATCAGCAACGCAGTTGGCGGCAGTTACACGTGGACTGCTACGCAATACTTTACAGGTAACGGTAATACAGCCAGTGCTTCTAATATCGGAGCGCAGGCGTACTCGACTGGCGGTAATGGCGCGATCATGGCATTCCATCGCGGCGGCCAATACGCCGTCAACATGGGTCTTGATTCGGACAACATACTCCGTATCGGCGGCTGGTCTGCACCCGCAAACCTCTTCCAGATGAACATGTCCGGCAACCTCACGATGGCCGGGAACGTCACCGCGCACTCGGATGAGCGCCTGAAGAAAGACTGGGCTCCGGTTAAAGAAGGCTTCGTTGAACAACTTGCTTCCATCAAGAGTGGCACGTACACCCGGATTGACTCAGAGGAACGGCAGGCCGGTTGCTCCGCCCAAGACTGGCAGAACCTGTTGCCAGAAGTTGTTACCGCTGATAATCAAGGGACGCTTTCTCTTGCCTACGGCAATGCGGCTTTGGTAGCGTGCGTTGAACTTGCCAAAGAAGTTGCTGCGCTGCGAGCAGAACTACGGGCTCTGAAAGCCAGTAAGGAATAACGATGACTACCGCGTACACCTCACTTCTTGGGTTCGCTCTCCCAGTCGAGGGCGAACTTGACGGCACCTGGGGCACCACGGTCAACAACAGCATCACGGAGTTGGTTGAAGACTCCATTGCTGCGACGGCCACCCAGACGGTTGCCCTGAGCGACTGGACCCTGACCACCACCGGCTCCGGTGCGGTCAATCAGGCGCGGTGCGCGATCCTCGTCCCTACTGGCTCGCCCGGTGTCACGCGCAACATCATCGCCCCCAGCACCAGCAAGGCGTACATCGTCCACAACCAGTCGGATGCGGCGGTTGTCGTCAAGGGTTCTGCCACCACTGGCACTTCTGTCGCTGCGGGTGCTCGGGCGCTTGTGGCCTGGACTGGTACCGACTTCGTAACGGTCGCCACCTCGACGGCAGACGGCGTGACTTCGGTGTCCGGCACCGGCACGGTGCAGGGCTTGACGCTCAGCGGCACGGTCACCTCCACCGGCTCGCTCACGCTCGGCGGCTCGCTATCTGCGGTCAGCTTGACCTCTCAGGTCACCGGTACTTTGCCTATAGCCAACGGTGGAACGGGAACGACATCAACCCAGTTTGCCAACCTGACGACAAACGTCACCGGCATCCTCCCCGTGGCCAACGGCGGTACGGGGGTGAACACCCTGACGGGCATCGTTAAGGCCAGCGGAACGAGCGCGTTTTCTGCGGCGGTGTCGGGCACTGACTACGCTCCGGCCACGTCCGGCACGTCTATTCTGTACGGCAACGGTGCGGGTGGGTTCAGCAACGTCACCATCGGATCGGGCATCAGTTTCGCAGGCGGCACGCTGTCTGCCTCCGGCTCGGGCGGCACGATCACAGCGGTTACTGCTTCATCGCCCTTGGCCTCGTCTGGCGGGGCAACGCCCAACATCAGTTTCACCGGTATCTTGGCTGTAGCCAACGGCGGTACTGGGGCGTCGGATGCGGCTACCGCTCGGTCAAACCTTTCGGTGCCCTCAAATACCGGATCGGGAGCCAGCGGTACCTGGGGTATCAATGTCACGGGCTATGCGGCGTCTTTGTCCACGACCAACTTTACTGTGGCTGAATCCGGCGGTAAGCTCGTCATCAGCTACTTGGGTACCCCCGTTTTGTCCATCAGTTCCACTGGCGTGCTCACCGCGCTGAGTGACATCACCGCCAACGGCACCGTCTAAGGAGTCCAAATGCCCACCTCACTCGTTTCAACCGGCGTTCAGTTCCCGGATAGCACTACACAAACCACGGCATTGCCAGCCCCTGGCAGTAATGGAAACGTACTGACAAGTAATGGAACGACTTGGACAAGTGCTGCTCCCCCCGCTTCAGGGGCTGAAATTTTAATTGCTACTACAAACGCATCAGGCGCTACTTCATATGACTTTTTTACGTCGTCTTTTAGCAACACATACACGGCGTATAAAATAATTTACACAGTTAGAAAAACTTCAGCGTCTGCTGTAAACATAACTGACAACTTACGATTTTATATTGATAGCTCTTTGCGAACAACCCGCTATTTTTATGCCGGTTATCAAGCGGTATTTAACGCCTTAAATAACTCTACATTTTCTACGGCTTCGTCTGGTAGTGGTACCTCTAATCTAGGGGGAACACTTGGCGGTGGGGATTCCACAGTAGATGGGGTGGTAATTTTTGGAGAAATATATTTAATGAACGCCCGTGGCGCCAGTAACAGTACCCGATTGGGTGGTTTTTGGCGTCAGTATTCTACTTATTATGGCCCTAGCCCCTATGTTTATGCCTATCATCGGGCGATAAACAATAACCTAACTTTTTCAACAGGTTTAACGGGTATAAACATTGATGCTACCACTGCTAATAGCGCCATTGAAATTTCTTTGTATGGAGTTCTGCGATGAACAGACCTATTAAATGGGCTGATGGAGTTCTTCGTGAATATAACGATGAAGAGCTTGAGCAGCATGAAAAAGACCTTGTTGAACAGCAAGCCCGTAAAAGAGTCGATGTTCGTGTGATGCGGAATGCTTTGTTGTCTGAAACCGATTGGACTCAGATGCCAGATACGCCGCAGGCAACCAAGGACAAATGGGCGCCCTACCGCCAAGCCCTTCGGGATGTGCCGCAGCAGCCGGGATTCCCTGAAAACATTCAGTGGCCGACGAAGCCTGAATAATCATGGCTTGGTCAGACGTACTCAAGGCAGTCATCCCCATCGTGGTGGCTGCACTCGCTTGGCTACTGGGGCAGGTTGCATCCTTTTCTGAGCGCCTGACCAAGATCGAAGGGTCAATGCCTGCGCTCATCACCAAAGAAGGCGTGCCCACCGACAGCCCAATCAGCGCCGAGCGTCGGGCGCAGATGAAAGAGCAAATCTACAAAGACATCAACGACCTTCAAGTGAAGGTCAAGCTCCTTGAAGAGCGCGAGAAGTTTCTGAAGGGGAACAAGTAGTGTATGGAACCCATAACTGGCATTCTCGCGGCAGTTTCGGCGGCGAATGCTGCGTTTGGGGCCGTTAAAAAACTCGTCGCCACGGGCCGCGAGATTCAAGACGTTGCCGGTCAGATCGGCAAGTGGTACGGCGCCTTTGGGGACTTCAACCGCCTAGCCAATGACAAGGCCAACAAGAAGCCTTCGGTCTTCAAGCGGTTGCTGCACGACGACAGCATCGAGCAGGAAGCCTTGCAGATCACGATGCACAAACAGGCGCTGATCAAGCAAGAGTACGAACTCAAGATTCTGATCGTCGCTCACTACGGTGAGAACGTATACAACGAGATGATCATGGAGCGCATCCGGCTGAAGAAGGAGCGCGAGAAGAAGGAGCGTGAGCACCGTCTGCGGCAGCAGGAGTTCATGCTCAACGCCAAGTACGGCGCAGCAATTGCCTTCGTAGCCGTCGCCCTGATTGGGGTGGGTTACTACTTACTCGACAAGGTACAGCAATGAGT